AAGTGCTGCGGCGGCATCGGACCTTTGCCGTATTCAAACTCCCGCCCATCAAGCGCTGCGCACCTTGCACTGGTGCGGGTGTCCAGCGTGGCAACGTAGCGGTACTTCTTGGTGATGTCTTGGTTGGCCTCGTAAACCTGCTGGCTGGCGGTGTTGGCTACTTGGTTAATGCTGGTGCGTATCAGGGCAATGACTTGATTGTCCGCCACGGCAGTGGCTTGCCCGCCTGCTGCTATCAGCTGCCGGACGGTCTTAGCTTCCTCGCCGAACTGCAGGCTGCCAATCAGTCGTTTGGCGATGGCAGGCGTGGGCTCACCAGTCAGCAGTCCCTGCCGTACCACCTGGCTGAACCGCTCGGCCTGATCGACGGCGATGCCCCGGAACGCCTTGGTAACTACCTCGCCATTTGGCAACGTGATCGTGGCACCCTGCGCAGCGGTCAGATTGAACGTGGCCGGGGCGCCTTGTACTGCGGCGAATAGGTCATCACTCAGCGCCACTACGTTGAGCTGTGTCGGGTCGGTGGTGACAACCGACTGCGCAAACTGCGGGCTGATCTCCACGGTGTTGACCGCATCCCGTGCGCCAGCAGGTAACGCCTTGCGGAGCTGATCGGCTACGAACTCGGACTGCAGCTGCGCGATGCCCTGCAGCTCAGCCGCCGTGATCTCCGTTGCATCACCCGCCCAGGTGCCGAGGCTGTCCTTTAACTGCGCAAGGATTGCTCGCAGCCTGGCTGCCTTCACAGGTGCAGCAAGCTCATCAATGGTCCGCAGTTGATTAACCGCATCAATGATGATGTCGTTGTAGGCGTTGATAATGCGCCGCGCAACGCTATTGCTGTACCTGTTCAGGTCGATGGCGTTACGGTATAGCGCTTCTGGTGTGCTCACTGCCCATCAGACGGTAGATCAAGTCCCGCATTGGATGTAGCATCCAGCTCTTCGTCTACGTCAAAGTTATCGCCTAGCACATCGCCTTCAGCCAACTCGCGCAGCAGGGTTTCCTGGCTGATGGTGCCAGCGGTGTAGAGCGATAGCAGCGCAGTAATGTCCTGCGGCTCAAGGCGTGCGCCGAGGAAGTCGCGGTTGACATAGCTACTACCGGCAGCAGTTGCATTGCCGAGGTATTGCGCGTGAAAGTGCAGGCAGTTGTCGATCATGTCCTGCATATTCTGCGCAATCACCATCATGGAGCTATCGCCCTGGCTGCGATCAATGCGCTTTGCCTCAGCTGTCTCGGCGCTCAGCTTCTGACCTAGCACTGCGGACAGCCCTAGCTCATTGATCTGCAGCGCAAGCTGCTCAAGCCTGCGGAATTGCGCATCAAAGCTGCGACCGGCTGGCTCGATGTACTCAGCGCGGCCTTCAGCTGGAAATGCGATCGCTTCGCCGGGTCCAGCTGATACCTCTTCGGCTGCTGACGGGAACCCGTAGAACGCCAACATCGGTACCGCCGAGATGTGTAGTTGGTTGTCGAGATCCGACTGCACCTGATAGGTCTTGAGGTTCAACTCTGCAATGTCTTCCAGCGGCGGGCGGGATTCCATGAAGTCATGGCGCTGCGCATAGGCAATGGTGAACGGGATCTGATTGAGGCTCGTGCGGCCTTCGTCGACGACGGTGAACTCACCACTATCGGCCTTGCGGTGGATGCGGTACTCGCCAGGCGTCAGCACACGAACCTGCTCGACGGCCTTCTCGCCAAACTCGCCATCTGGCACCGTGACCACTTCCGCCAGCCGCAGCTGGGTCAGCACCTGCTTGCCTTCTTGCGTCTCGGTGCGCCAGCCAAGGATCTGCCGGGGTGTGTATGCCACCCAGTAGGGTCTGCCGCCATCAGACGGTGCGTCCACCAACGTACCAATGTGGCCATATCGCACCATCTTACGGGCGGCTTCATACGTCCACACGTTGAGGTCATTGCCTTGCAGGTCTACGTCAAATAGCTGTTCACGGATGATGTCGGCGGTGTCATCCAGCCTCACTGGCTTGCGGGTGAGCATGCCCGCCAGCATGCGCTCTAGGCGGATGTAGTACGGCGGACAAACGCTACGGGATAGGCGGTTGTCGTAGGACTCGTCTAACTCGCGGGGCTCCTGCGGCAAGTAGCGGCGATGCTTCTTGCGCATGCCATAGGTGCCCTGCAGTAGATCCTCAATTAGCAGCCAATGCGGCTCCTGCGCATACCAATTCGTATTCGGGTCGTTGACCTTTGCTACGGTGCGCTGCGCTAGCGGCCGGTCATAAAAGTTGTAACCGCTATACACGAGCGCTAGCCGCTGAGAATGCCATCAGTTTACGGCTTCAGTCATTGATGGGCTGTCTAGTAGAGCCTGATGCCAGTACTGCGGCCAGCACCGGCGTGCAATGGGTTGAACTCACGCCACACCAGATAGCCAAGCGCATCATTCATGTGGTCAAAGCCGGCGTCCTTGTCCGGTTCCCCCTTGTCGCTGTAGCTCTGCAGCTCTAGGCACTCGATCAGCCGCTTGCAAGTTTTTGACACTTGCAGCCTGACCTGCCCTTTGCCATTTTCTAGCAACGCCTGCACCGCTGCCACCCGATCACGGACAGCAGGGTTGCTACGTGGTGATTGGTTGGACATGCCATAGGACTCAAGGATCTGGATGTCGGTCTGCGCTGCATTGGTGCTGCGGTTGCCGCCACTGGCATCTGGGTAGACGTAAATCTGTTGTTGCGGATGCCGCCTGCGGATCTCCTGCGCCAGGGCGTCGGTGTCATGCGCTCCGGCGATCTCATCGATCACGACCAAGCCATTACCAACCCGGACAGCAATGATGGCAGACATGTTGCCGATGTTGAAGTCCACGCCGACACGGATGGGTTCTGATGCAGTATTTGGCGGCTCGGCAATGCAGTGTTTGCTGCGGTCAAAACGGTCGTAGACCTGCCCTGTCGTCAGGTTGACGAACTCACCATCGAGGTACGCACGCAGCAGGCTCGGGTCGTAGTTGGCCTCCAGCCGCTCGATGAAGTCCGGCGGCAGGTGCGGGTTATCTGCCGTGCGCATTTTGATGAGATGCCGGTCTGGCCGCTGCTTGGCATCATCGCTGCCGAATGTGTTCCACATCCAGCGGAACCCTTCTGGCGTCGATGCCGCGCCAAACTGCCGCACATTGCCCGAGCGCAAGCGACCAAGGATCTTTGGAAATGCCTTGTTGGCAATGCTTGGCGTCACGGTGTCGATCTCATCAGCCAGCACCCAGGCAAGGTTTAGGCCGATGATGCGCGACCAGTTCTCAAAGCTGCGACACAGGATCTTGGTGTCCCCACCTGGCAGGTGCAGCATGTACTCCGGCAGCGGGCTAGCCCTGAACGTGTACGGGATCTCATACGCCTCAAGGAATGCCTCGAAGTCCGTCTGCCAGATGTCCCGGATCAGCGGTCCGGTCGGCTCCATCACGCAGCCGATGAAGCCCTGATTGACCGCGGCCAGCATCACGGCCTTAGCGCATAGCGCCCTGGTCTTGCCAGCGCCATAGCCCGCACTGATGCCAAGGATCTGCGTGTCGCTGTCATCTACAAACGCAAGCTGCCCAGGGTGCAGGTCTGCGCGGATGCGGATCAGCAGGTCAGCGGTGTCCTCGGGCGTCTGCTGCTGCATGAATGACAGCAGTGGTACTGGTTCGCAAATGCCGCTGACAATGCTCACAACAGCGACCCCTGCGCCGGCACCTCGATGCGGTCGCGCGCGATCTTCAGATACTCCGCCTCCCGCTCGATGCCGATGAACCGGAAGCCCTCGAGCGCCGCGGCCTTGCCGGTGCTGCCGCTGCCCATGAACGGGTCCAGCACCACGCCGCCCGGTGGCGTCACCAGCCGGCAGAGGTAGCGCATCAGCTCGGTTGGCTTGACGGTCGGATGGCTGTTGCCCTCACCGCGGTCGGCCTTGCTGGCCTTCGCGCAGTAGAAGAACCGGGCGGCATCACCGAGCAGCGCGCAGGGCTCATCGCTGCCGTCGTGGATCAGGTTCGCCGGCCAGCGGCCGGATGGTGCCCCGTTCGCCCAGCCTCCTGCCCTCCCTGCGTCAAACATCCCCTTATCTTGTCGGTCCCACGAATCAGCCCCCTTGCGAGCAACCTGAAACCGTGTCGGGTCGCCAAGGTCTGCGGGGTCACAAGCCACCCGACACCCATTCACATTCAGCGCCCCGGTGCCGTGCTGCAACACGTTTGCGGCCACGGTGCCGGGGAACGGCTTGCGGGCCATCGTGATCGGTTCCAGCGCTGGCTTCAGCGCAGTGCCCCAGCCGGCCCATTGCTGGGCTTCGGGGGTGGCCGGGGCGGTGATAAATGCGCCCATGCCAACAACCTCCGCAAAGGTTGAAGTCCCCGAAAGGCCCTCGGTTCGCTGTTCCGGCTTGCCGCTGACGTGCCGCTGTGATGGGCCCACGACCTCCCGCTCCGCACCCGCCGCCTTGTCGATGGCCTTGCTCACATCCAGCGACTTCGGAAACCCCGACCCGTAGACCCAGGCGATCATGTCGCGGATCTCGAAGCCCGCATCCTCAATCCGGCAGGCCATCCGGTGTTGAGTTCTGGTGCCGGCGAAGGCCAGCAGATGCCCGCCAGGCTTCAGCACGCGCAACACCTCGCGCCACACCTCCGCGCCCGGCACGTCGTAGTCCCACGCCTTGCCCATGAAGCTCAGTCCATAGGGCGGGTCCGTCACGCAGGCGTCCACGCTGCAGTCCGGCAGCTCGCGCAGCCGTTCCAAACAGTCGCCCAGCAGTAACTGAATCACGACATCTCAAACCGCAGCAGCCGCGCTTGCTTGTCCAGTGCAATCAGCGGCGCGTCGTCGCAGATGCCGCTGACAATGCTCACAGAACCTTGCGGACAATTGTCTTAACGCTGCCATCAGGCTGAACAGCGATCCTATGCAGAATGCGCGGCTCGTCGCCTTTGGGCTTAAGCAGCCGGCCAACAGCCGTAACAGTAGGTTTCATTCTTCGTCAGCGTTAAACAGTGATTCCATCAGCTCAGCCTTGACGATCTCTAAGCAGCCAATCAGCTCTACCGCTGTCAGCCCAGAGTCGCTCATGGTCTGAGTGACCGCGGCAAGAAAGTCTTCCATGGTGTGACGTGGTGTCGGGGCAACTCTAGCGCCTTGGCTGAATAAATTCCCAAGGAATTGTAAAGTTTTTAGTCCCACCTTTTACAGTGACGCTTTTTGCGTTCACTTTGACAACTTCGCGCTCGCCGTAAAGAGTGCCAACGATTTTGTCTCCCTTTTTCAAGCCTGTGTGAGAAGCCTTAACGGTTTCGGCCTTTGAAGCTCTTCCCTTGGCCGCGTCCCCCTTGTTTGTCGTTGCCATTCGCTGCAAGTTCGCCGCCCGCGACCTTTGCTGTTCGGCTTTTTCTTGCAGCTTGAAAGAGCGTTCTGTCTGAGCATTCATCCTTGCTCGGCCAGCTAAGCGGCCTGGCTGCGTATTAAAAGCAGTGTTACCAGCAGTGTTGGCAGCACTAAAGAGAGATGCTGCCTTTGCTTCATTTTTTGCTGCAGCATTGCTAAGCATTGCAGAGCGTGCAGCCCAGCGCTCCTTTTGCGTTGTTGGCTTAGCGGCAGCAGCACGGCTTGCGTTGGGCTTGCCGTTGGCTGCCGCCGCCCGTGCGGCATTTTTAGCAGCAAGCCGTTCCTTGGCTTGCTTCATGCTGCGTTGAGCAGCAATGGAATTGTCCTTGCCCGGCAGCTTACCAGTAGCGAGGAATGCTTGCGCCCGCTCAAGTGTTGCTTGGCGCTTATATGACCGCTCGCGTTGGTTGCCTTGTGTTGCGCCAACACGCTCAGCGCGGTTGATGATATTCATTTTCGCTTGCTCTGCAGCAAGCTTCCGCTCAACGCGGCTCGCTACTTGCTGTTTGGTATTGCCTGCGGTACGCGGCTTGGCAACAGTAGATGATGGACGTGCGCCCTTCATGGTTGCACCTTTGCCAGCCTCAAGCCTGCTGCGTTGACCAGGCGTAACGACTGAACCGCGATCAGTGCGCATTGCGCGTCGCGTTTGTGTCTTGACCTTTAAGCGATCCGTTGCCGCTTGCCTTCCGCTCGATACTTGAGGCTTGGCTTTAATCGCGCCTGGTTTCAACCCTTTGGGCTTAGCAACTGTGCCGCTAGTTTTGCCGCCGCTAATCTTGGCCGTTTGCGTAGCACGCTTGTTCCCCGCCGCCGTCCTCAGCCGACCACCTCTAGCAGTTGCTCCAGCGCTGGAAAACCTGCCCCTGTTATCGCGTGCGTAACGGCGTGCCATAGCGCTATCGACTCATGCGCCAGTCTACGAAATCTCAAACCGCAGCAGCCTGGCTTGCTTGTCAAGCGCAATCAAGGCGGTGTTGAGCTGGTCTTTCTCGGCAGCGCGGCGTTCGTATTCCATCGCTCGTGCAATGGCCGCTTCAAGCCATTGCGACCGTTCCAGCTTGGCATCAGCAGACAACAGCTCGCGAGCGCGGGCGATATAGGAATCAACTTGGCGATCACCAATCCCCCAGTTTTCCGCGGCAAATTGAATGATCTGTTTTCTGCTATGAGCGCGCAAGAGCAAGTCATAGACAGCATTTGTGCGCTGTTCTGACTCTGTATTGTTGCACTTGCGCGCCATTGTATTACTCCCGGATTTGGACTGGCATCACCAGATAAGTCTGGCCGATGACGACAGGCGAGGTAGATGTGTTGGCCTGAATGGTGATCATAGTGTCAGTGTATCCCTTCAGTCCATCCATAAGGTAATGGACGTTGACGGCCAGCTGCGGCAGCTTGCCATCACATGCGACGGATTCAGCGCCGCTGCTGGTTTCGGATTCGGCGGTCACTTCAATGGCGCCGGCCTTGACGGTCAGTCGCACGATGT